CATCTACAAAGGTGAAATCGGAAAACTGTTTGGCGTGGCCTGCGTTTCGTCCACAAATATCCAGACCTTCGCTACGGCGGCGGATGGCGTGGCAAATGTGGCTACTTCCAATGCGGCTGTGTTCGCTAACGTCCTCCTGGGTGGTGGTGCGTTTGGTGTTCCCAATATGTCTGGCCTAGCAGCCTCTGGCTCGCCCTTCTCCCCGAAGGTCACGATCCTTGATGGTGCTGACAAGTCTGACGTTTACAACCAGCGTATCATCGCTTCGTTCAAGACGTTCTACGCAGCCAAACAACTCGATACTCGGTTCTTCCGAGTACTCTTCTCGAAGAGCAACTACAGCTGATAATCACATGGGAACCCTAGTTATTGCTATGGGTCCTCGGAAAGCTGGGGAGGGTAAAACCTCCCCAGCCTCTTCCTCACTTGAGAAACCAATGAATAAAATGACAAAATCTGGAATGGTAATGCTTCCTATCTCTAAGTTTGAAATGAACGAAGGTGAAGAGAACGTCTCCCCAGAGGTTGGCGATTCTGTTGAGCTTACTGGAATTGTTAGCATGATTAAGAATGGCGTTGCCCACATTGATGTGGAGAACGCTGTTACTGATGGTGCGCCCGAAGATATGTCGCAAGACATGGCTGAAGGTGAAGACAGTTCCGAGGAAGACAAGATGATGAAGATGGCCGAGGAATCTGATAAGGAAAACTATAGCTAATGCCTGTTTACGAGTACGAGGACACCAGAAATGGAAAAGTTGTCGAACTCGAAAAGACAGTAGCCGAAAGGGATTCGGTCCCTCGTTACCTTAAAAGATTCACAGTCCCTCGAAAATTGACCCTAGTGGGTGTTGGCGAACCCCTCGACAACCCGCTGGGAGTTAATGAAACAAATTTGATGAAGGGGTACTACCGCCAGGAACAAAAGCTTGGTAGTAGGTTCAAAAGTAAGTACACGCCAGATAGTATCAAACGTGCAACTTTAAGGAGAAAAAAATATGAGCAATGAGTTTATTCGCAGTCCATTAAAGGCGAAGAATAAGGCTGTCAGAATTGATGGCACTAAATTCACCAACGTCATTGAGTTTACTGCAAGTTCCAGCGGTGGCACAGTTAACACTGTTGCTACTTCCCCTGCGTCCTTGAATGTGACTCTTAACGGCACGTCCTATCGGATTGCCCTCCATACCTAATGTCCCGCGCATTAGATAAGTTCCAAGGTCAGTACGGATTCTCCGTAGGGACAACTGGAACTGTGGCAGCTGGCTACTGGGCAATCCAAATGCTTTCAGATACCACGTTTAGCGCGATTAGCGGTAGATTCGATGGCACTCTGACAGGCGTGACGATTGGCTCAGGCAACATCATCTATGGCGAGTTTAACAGCTACACTGCTGGAACTGGCAAGGTGATCGGCTACATAGCTGGTTAATTGTGTTCGCAGTCATTCAGCCCAAGGTTCAATCCCTTGGCGGATGATTGCATTTTAATTATATGCCAAGACTATCTCTAGGATTAGGCGTGCAAGCCGTTAGTAAGGTTAAGGCTGGAGCCGCACCCAGCGGGATTCCTACGGCAACAACAAATACCATCACCCTCCAATCTGGAGCGGCGGGGTATCCAGCATTTATTGATGATGGGGCGGCATTTCCGAAGCAAGACATAGGGCGGTTTGGCGATTATGGCGACTTTAAGTTAGTTTGGAGTGGAAGCAGATGGGAGATGCTTGGAGATAATGATTTCATAACTTTTTACAATACAACGCCAAGCCAAACAACGAACTCTTTCCCAAGTCAAGGAAATTGGTTTGATTATCTCAATCAACCCGCATCACTTATTTTTGTGGGATCATAACCATCACCGCCGCTTGATGAACCACACCTAGCGTGATAAACTAAAAAGGACAAATATATGGGCAGGCAATTAAATCAAATCCTTTCCGACTTAAGTAACATCACAAGTGGTACTTCGGTCATCAATGTTAATTTAACTGACATCGAAGCGTTATTGACCACGCTCCAGGCGGATGTTGCCGATGGCATTCGATTGCCAAACGCTACAACTGGTGGAACTGGTCCGACTACATTTACCAGCACCAGCTACGGCACGATTGCTACATCAAGTACAGGCAGGCTGGGTTGCCAGGTGTTCAATGAGGGTGCAGGCAATCTGCATATTACCCTAGGCACATCCACCACATCGACCAGCCTGTACACAGTTCGCCTTGCCTCTGGAGACTATTTTGAGGTCCCATCCAACTACACTGGCCTAATAGGTGGTCTCTTCGCCACCGCTGGCACGGCTAGGGTGACGCAAGTTAGCTAGGAGTAGGCGATGGCACTTTTTAGACCGCAACAAAATCCAGTCTCGTTTTTAAGGAATATCAGAAGATTTGGTATTGCCAACAGTGCCAATTCTTCTGGTGGGGCTTCGAGTTCTGGAGTTGGCGGTGTTTCGGTTAATTGCGGTACTACTGCTATTGCTTATGGTAAAACTGCATTTAATTCAGCATTTAGCGCACTCACTCAAAGAAGCGGATCTGGCGTTGATTTAGTTTCTGGCGTTGGAGTTTGTGCCGTTGGATTGATTTCAATAGGCGTATCGGTAAGTGGCCAAGCCTTTCGAGTTATTGTGGGAGATGACAGCGCATCTGTTGTTCCAGCGGTTTCAACAAGCAACGCAATCTCAACAAGAGGATTTGGCTTTGAGGTTTTCAACAATGCGGGAACTAGAACAGTTCGCCTATTTGCACACGATGGCACAACCTACTCCACTTCTTCTGGATTAACTTCTTTTAACTTTAACTCATTAAATAGATTCTATGGGTTCTGGGTAAAGAATGATTCACTTGGAAATGTTTACCTTTATATGTCACAAACGACCGCAGATGATACAGGCCCATTACCTGTATTTACAGACTCTCCAGTTTTAACAATGACTGGTGGGCCAACTGCCAACACAAGTGCAAAAAGGTATGTCACCTTTCAAGCCATAACTGATGGGGTTAATAATCCAGCAAGTGCAAATGCAGTATTATGCCAATTTGAAGAAGTATTGTTTACGCAAGGCATCTAATGCCCCTCCTCTTCATCGCCCTCTTGCTCTGCTCCTGCTCGCCAAAGCACATACCTAGCTCTGGCCTGCCAGATTACAGCGACATGGGCGCGGCCTCCGATGCAGGCAAAACCCCCAGCCCAACCTTGAATAACAAGTCTTCTTATTAAAGATGAAAACCATAGGCATCTGGCTGATCAATTTGAGTTTGCGTTTAGTGATGACGCGAGCCGAGTACACTTGCTTCAAGGAGGCGTTAAAGTTTGCAGTAGAGAACAACAACATGGTCAAGGAGACCAAGTATGTGGGCAAGGTAAAACACCTCCTATCGGTAAACCGCTCAATCAAGCGGATTGTGGACGATGGCAGGGATCGCGACGAAGTGACGGATGCGGTTGTCCATCTTGCAGTTGCACTAAGATACTTGGAGGGTAGGGGTCGTGAGTCTTGATGAAGTAGCAGATCTGCGCGAGAAAGTGCAGAATGTGGCAATCGCCCTAGTCCGAATGGAAGAACGCCAGATGACCTTGTATTCCATGATCGAAAGGTCACTTGCTTTTCATGGGGATGTTGCTAATAGATTAGGTGCGCTTGAGACCTTAAAGACTAAGGTTTTGGCTGTAGCTGGAGTCGTTGGGCTGGCCTGCTCAATGGCGTGGGATGTACTCAAAAACCGCTTTAATTGATAGGGAGATAAAATGGCAACATTAGGAACGCAGAACATTTCGACTAGCTACCCGCAGTTGCTCAAGACCTTGGGTCTGGGCGGGGTAGATGGCACGCTACAAGCCATCACAGACGGAGATAATACCTCTTCAGCTCTGGAACTATCTACTGTTGGCGTGCGCTCAACTGGCACGCTTAATGCGGTTGGTGCAACTACCTTGGCTTCTAGCCTAGCTGTTACGGGCGCAGTAACCCTATCATCCAGCCTAGCTGTTACGGGCGCAGTAACCCTATCATCTAGCCTAGCTGTTACGGGCGCAGCTACTTTTGGAACAACAGTATCAATAGGAACAACATCAATCCCTGCAAATACAAATTTGTTTGTCTATGATTCGGATACCCTTGCAGGAATCAGGGTTCAATCTGGTGGCGCAGATGGTTTTGCAAATGTTTCCATACAAAACGATGCAAGATTATGGCAGATTCAAGTTCAAGGATCATCGCCTGGCGATCCATTGCTGATCTATGATTCAACAGCAGGCAGAAACGCCGCACTCATAAGTGGAGTTGATGGGAGCTTTACTTTTGGTACTGGATTTACTTCGTCAAGTGGAACTAATACTATTGGCACAGCTACAATCAGTACGTCCACGATTAGTTCGGCCACTATTCCAAGAATAAACGGCGTTACTACCTTTGCTACTGGCTTTACCTCTTCTACTGGTACAAACACAATTGGTACAATTGAGTCAACGACAATTAACAATACTGGAATCGCGACAGTTGGAAGTCTCGAAATTGGTGGTTCTGCTGGACCTATAATTACAAAAGTATCATACGGAACCGCAGCATTTACCCTTTCAACAGTTTCTGCTTTTAATGCCGCTGGAACAACTAACGGAACATTTACATTAACAGGGTGCGCTCTTGGTGACATGATGATTGGCTCACTTGATTCACTTGGAACTGCAACTGGATCGGCTGGGTTGATTATTGGATTTCACCCAATAGCAACAAATGTTGCAAGATATTCAATAACAAATCCAACAACGACTGCTGGCACTGTTCCAGCGGGAACAATCCAAGCAACCGCAATAAGGTTTACGGCTTAATTTATGGCTAAATTCAATACAGGACAATCCTTTGCTGATGGCGATACAGTAACAGGAGCCAAGCTCAATAACATCACCAGCCAGTTAAACATCTATACAGGTGTTATCTCTGAGCAAACGGCGATGGTTGCAACTGTAAGTACGGCAGACCAGCTTCTTATTGCAGATACTGATAACGGAGATAGTGGTGCGGCTAATAGAGTTACAGTTCAGAAGTTGCTAAACGATACGCTGACCAATGGTACTTACACTAACGCTCAATTATCTGGCAATTTGACTTATGGCACTGCTACTGGCAATCGCACAGTCAGCACCAGCGCAACGATTACTACTGGCACAATTCCTAACCTTACATCAAGCACTGCCAACATTACGCTTGGAACCATCCCCACGCTTACCGCTGGAACGACTACATCTACTGCCGCCAATATCACCAATGGGACTGTTCAGACGCTGACAGCGAGTACTGCAAACATTAGCCAAGGTTCCGCAATACTTACCCAGGGAACAATTGCTACTCTAAATTCAACAACTGGAACGATTGGTAATTTCACAACTACCCTTACTGGCGATGTAACGATCAGCACTGGATCGGCAACAGTAGGAACAAGGGTTGCGGTTGTTAATACAGCGCAAGAATATACTGCGGCTCATAATTTTAATGCAACTACATTGGTGAGCGGTAACTCCATAGCTTGGAATTTGCAGTCCAATCAAGTTACAAGGCTTGTGCTGTCAACAACTGGAACAATGGCAGATGCAACCAATAAGGTTGACGGAGCTACATATATTTTACTTGTGACTCAAGGCACTGGATCAAATACATTGGATTGGAATGCAACGTATAAATGGCCTAGCAACACGAAGCCAACACTAACAACTGGATCGGCAAAGAGCGATATATTTACATTTATATCCAATGGAACAAGTCTATTTGGCGTAGCAAGTCAGAATTACTCGTAAGGGGATAAAAATGGCGTGGCCCGTTTTTCCAGTTGGTTTCTATGGAAGCAGATCATTTTCTGTTGAGTATGTTGTTATTGGGGGAGGCGGAGGTGCAGGAAGAGGGAACACAGCCAGTTGCTTAGGCGGAGGTGGAGCGGGTGCTGGTGGGTATCGGTCTAGTATCGTTGGGGAATTATCTGGAGGAAGCTCAACCGCAGAATCTGCGCTTGATGTAAATTTTGGAATATCTTATACAATAACAGTTGGTGGTGGTGGGGCTGCGGCGGCATCAGCTAATACCGCAGGAGCAAAAGGCAGCGATTCTATATTTTCAACAATCACATCAGATGGCGGAGGATTGGGTGCTGCTGCGTTTAGTGGAACATTTAATGGTGGCAATGGAGGCTCTGGGGGTGGCGCGGGGGTTTCTGGTTCTTCCCCATTTGCATCTGGAACAGTTGGAACTGCAACTCTAAACCAAGGAAAAAATGGTGGACTTGGAGCAGCAGGCGCACTCAATGGAGGAGGTGGAGGTGGAGGAGCAAGAACGTCTGGATCAAACGCTCCAAATTTTGTTGGTGGTGCTGGTGGGGATGGAATTGCATCATCTACCACAGGTTCATCCGTTATTCGCGCAGGAGGAGGCGGTGGAGCGGGGTCAACCAATGGAACTGGTGGATCTGGTGGAGGAGGAAATGGAGGGGCAGGAGCAACATCAGGAAGCAGCGGTACAGTCAATACTGGTGGAGGCGGAGGCGGAGGTGCAAACGATTCATCTCAAGCAGGAGCAGGCGGGAAGGGTGTTGTAATTTTGCGCTACTTGGATACTTATCCTGCTGGAACAACAACTGGTGCGCCTGTTGTTACAACAACTGGCGGATACAGAATCTATGAATTTAACGATTCTGGAACAATTATCTGGTAAAATTATGGCTTATTTTGCAAAAATCAATGACTCTAATTTTGTAGAACAAATTATATCCATTAGTAATTCAGTTCTTGGAGAACCATTGAATAGCTTTCCAGAAACTGAATCAATTGGAGTTGATTTTATTTCCAATACACTTAAATTAAGCGGGACATGGAAACAAACAAGCTACAATAAATCTTTTCGCAAAAACTATGCTGGCATTGGTTATTATTACGATCAATTTTTAAATGCATTCATTTCACCAAAACCATTTCAATCGTGGAATTTAAACGAGGATACTTGCATATGGGAAGCTCCAGTTTTAAGACCAAACGAAAATTGGTATTGGGACGAGGAAACAATTAGCTGGAAGGAAAATACAAATGACACTAACTGAAATCGCTCAATACGCTGGTGAGAAGATTGGCAAGACCGATGCCGATACGCTTACCTTCCTGCAAAAATCAGCCAGCCTAAATTACAGGCGGGTATGGAACTTTGCACCCTGGCGTGAAACAGTTACTACTTCTACCTACGCTGTTACTGCTGGTAGCCGAACAGTCACTCTTGGATCAAATGTTGAGAACCCACTTTCGGTTGCCTATAATAATGCAGAGTTGCAGGCGATGGATCTTGCAACCATCGTAAGCCAAAACTCTTCTTTACTCAATGACTCCAGCACTGGCACGCCTGTATTCTTCTACTTCAAGGGTCGTAACACTAGCGGGACAGCAGAACTAGACCTTTACCCAATCCTAGAAACTACCAGCACAAACACTCTCTTAGTCGTGGAAAAGCTTCAATGCCTAACCAGGACCAACTTTGTCGTTGACTTCCCTCCATCTGCCAGCGCAATTGCTGATGAACTTCGCTTGCCTCATGTAAGCCACGTTGTCCTTGCCCTAACCCACGCCGATGCCTTAGAGCGTGAGCGTCAGTATGGTAAGTCGCAGATTGTTACACAGGCCGCTAACGCTGACCTCGCTGCAATGGCGAACTACGAACTCTCTCAAGTAGGCGGGATGAAACAGATCACGCCAATCAGCCTGGGCGATTTATCAATCGAAGAGATTATCTAGGAGGCTAAAGCAATGCCTTATTTTACGGACGCAACCGATGACGTACTAGCGTTTGACGGAATCCGTCAATTCAATGGTGGGCAGGCCAGCGGTATTCAGTCGGATAACTTGGCAGAGAACCAAGTACAAGAGTTAAAGAACATGACCTTGTCTCCCCAGGGAAGAGTGGAGACTAGGTACGGATTTGCAAGCTTCTCCACAGGAGCCACCACAACTGGAACAACTTCAGTCGGTGGTCTTGGCTATTACGATACCGCCAGTAACGAACAGTTGCTTACAGTTTCTAGCGGGAGATTGTTTTCTATAGACAATGGCGGTGTTGCAACAAGACAACCAGCCCTTGCAACTTGGTCGGCCACAACCTCGACTTGGGACACAACAAATCAAGTATGGGAGAATGGCTATCTGGTTGCAGCCACAAATAGGGTCAACATGACTCAGTTCAATGACTTGGAGTACTTGGTTGATGGCGCTGGATCGTTAATGGTTTGGAATGGAACAAACGTAAAACAACAGGGTGGGAAGGTTCGCGCCATCACAATAACTACTGCTGGCACTGGCTACACTTCAGCCACAGCAAGTATTACTGGACCTGACCTTGGTGGCGATCCAACAACCCTGCTTACAGCCGCTGCTGGCGGGGCTGTGACGGCTATAACTGTACCTGACAATAGTGGGGGCGGGTATTCATTCACGCCCACTGTTACAATTGTAGGCGATGGATCTGGGGCTACGGCAACCGCTGTAATGGGCATACCTCCAGTTGGCCTGCGTATTTTAGTTACAAGTGGCAACAGGCTCTTTGGCGTGGGTAGCGGAGCCGAGCGCAATACCTTGTACGCAAGTGATATTCTGGACGCTGGCTTGTGGGCAACAGAGAACAGCATCGTTGTTGGTGGTGCTGACGGAGAAGAGATAACCGCAGTTGTTCCTTACTACGCCAATAGACTGATTGTATTTAAGCCATCTAAGATTTATCAAGTGGCTATCCCAACCGACATGACCTCTGCTGCCGACTGGGTGGTTGAACAGGTCAGTTCGACAGCAGGGTGCGTTGCAGAAAAGACTGCCGTACAAGTAAATTCGGACGTATTCTTCTTGGCATCAGATGGAATACGCTCGCTTAGTCGATCCACTTCCGATGACTTTACTTCAGTTGGCTTGCCACTTAGCGAGATTATTAAGGACGTTATTCTTACCATCAATCCTGTTGATATTGGAAAGTCATACGCAATCTTTAATGACAATCGGTATATACTTTCTGTACCTATAGGCGCAAGCGGGATCTGCAATTCCATGATAGTTTACAACACAATTTTGCAGTGCTTTGAGGGAACCTGGAGCTTTGGGGCTATTCAGCTTGCCCAAACAAACTTTAGTGCGCTGGGTCGCAGGCTTGCCGCCAAGTCATCCAATGGCTTGATTACAAACTATAATGGGTACAAGACACTAGATTCAACAGTTGAGAGCGACTACAAGGACGCTGGGTCTTATTACGAGTCCTACGTTTCGACCAGGGCGTTTATATTTGCAGATCCATTTGCAGATAAACATGGCAGCCATTTCGAGATCAGCTTTGACAAGACATTCAGCGAGGACGTGGATATATATATCCAGCGTGATACAGACTCGTCCTTTGTTTCAGTGCTTGCCAACCTAGATCCCTCAACTGTTGAGCTTGAGCTTCCCTTCGTTCTTCCAGCAACTCTTACCGCTTCCGCAAGGAACAGGGTGGCTAATGATTTACGCTTTTACGAGAAGTGGCGCAACTTGGCTATCAAGGTTGGAAGCGCAACAGGACAGTTTGCACTTCGTCAAATCATGGCAGGGGCTAACCCAGATACAATCGAGACACAAAAGACTATATGAACGCTATGGAGTATGTTGAGCTATCTGGCGTGCCAGAGTCTCGCTGGCCTATCTTTAGGGAGTGGTTTAGCTGGTACAACCAGCGTGGCATGGTTGGGGTTGCCAAGGATGGCGATGAAATAGTGGGGGTAGCAATTGCTAGGGTAATCAATGGATCAGAAGAACCTACCCATTACCTACATAGACCAGAAGGAGATACTGCCTTTGTTGACTTGACTGTGACCTCTACCGATGGTAGAAGTACTGCTCGTAGCCGAAGGGCTATGCAATGCCTGCTGACTATCCTTTGGGATAGGTTTGGCCCCCGCAGGAGCCTAATCTTTAACCGCAATGGAGTCCAAAAAAAGTACGATTATATGAAATTTATGCAGAAAGCTTTGGCTTAATATGGGTGGCTCTCCATCTATTCCCTCACCGCCTCCACCGCCCGATCCGATGAAGGCGGCGCAGGCCAATGCGCTATTTTACCGATCCTCGCTTGAAACATACATTGAGAAGTCTCCTGACATTGCTGCGCTTGAGAATGCTCTCCGCATTAGGTATATGCCAGAACAACGTCAACTAGAGCGTCAGCTTACGGCTGCCGATCAGCTTGCCCAGGTTCAGTCTGGTCTGCAACTTGAGCGTCAATATGGTGGTCAGCGCACCTTGGAAGGATTGCGTAGGCAGTATGAGTACAGCCCACAGGCTTATGCGCTAAATCGTGGATTAGGTAATCAACTTACAGCGCAATTTGCCAGAACCTATGGTCAGCCAGCACAAGCCTCGGTTGAGCCTCAAGTTGCAATGGGTGCTGGAGTTGCTCCAGTTGATTATGGTGCTGGAATTTCACCATCTATCGGTGCGCCATCATACACGACAAACATTGAAGATGTGTTAGCAAGGAACGAAGAAGCCAAGAAGATTACGACCAAGAAGTACCAGGCTGGGGAGATTTAATATGGCAGTTTTAAGCAGAGAAGATTTTTACGAAAAAGAGTACGCTCCAAATGCAAACTGGAATACATTGTTTTATAATGGCTCTAGGCATTTCCAATCCGCAAATCCTCCATCAGATTACAAAAGTTTTTTAGCTGGAAAATCTACATACAACGGAAGTTGGGATAGCGGCCCTAGAACATACGAAACAACTGCCGCCGATAAAAGCGGAATGCTTCGTGACTTTGATAATTTGTACTCGGACTACAAAGAAAAAGCATCTGAAGATCAACAGAAGCAAAGCTTGGCTGATATCCAAAGCCAAGAAAATACTCGCAACTCTCTTGCGGAACAAATTCAAGCCTTAACAGGGGGAGTAAGAACAGGCGGTCAAGGTCCTGCTCAACTATCAAGCCAGCCTCCAAGCAATCTTTCTGCTGATGCAAACTTTGGTACATCCGATCTTTCTTCTAAACTCAACTTCCAGGTGTCCGATCAAGACATCATAAGCGATTACAATAATACAAGACTTGGTAAATTAAATAGAATTTCTGAGGATGGAAGCTCTCAGATTGCTGGGATAAATAGCAGGCTTGAAGCAGCACAAAGTCTATATGACCAGTTGCCATCTGGTGACGCTAGGCGTGCATCAGCCAAGGTATCAATAGATCAACTTAGATCAGATTTAACCAGCGTTCAGAGTGCGGTTACAAAGGCAAGCCAACAGATTGCAGATTTCAAACCCATAACATCCGCTGACAGTGAGGGCTTGAAACAGATCACATCGTTCCGCGAGTTTGCTAAATTACCAGAAGAACGTGCTGGAGATCAGCTACGCCAGATTGATCCAGATGCGTACAGAAGTGCGGTTGGTCTTGGCCGTCAATATCGCCAGATGGCAACTGAGCCACTAGGCGCGACTACTACCCCGCAGACTGAAGAACTTCGCAATACGCTTGAACAAGAGGCGATGAACCAACTTCGTCTTGGCTCCACCATTGGCGCAGAAGAACGGCGTGGCTA